TTATGCATAAGGGGCAACCCGGGGGGCAATTTTCGGATTAAGTGCCTCCAGTTGATCAGCTGCTGCTCTACTGACTGTTGTAGACTGATGGGTGTATATATCGGCAGTTGTGTTGATCTTCGTGTGACGTAGTCGTTCTTGGATAGTTTTAATATCAGTGCCGTTCTCTCTGAGCAGCATACCTGCTGTGTGACGTAGGCCGTGCAGTTTAACGTGTGGAAGCTTATGTTTCTTTAAGAAGCGGCTCCATGTCAATGTTGCTGTGCTCGGATAGTACATAACTCCTTTACCTCCGTGCCAAATATAATTCTTTTTACCGCCCTTCCACTGTTTACAGATAAGCCGCTGCTTCTTCCATGGCGTGTGGAATTTCTTTAGCTCATCCATATACCACCTTGGCATAGGGACCCATCCCTCTGATTCTTCTGTTTTTACCTCTGCTTCAGTTTTATTGCCTTCTTCGTCAAAAGTAATCTGTTTCTCAATGAAAATAGCATTGTTCTCAAAGTCTAAATCGGTCCACTCTACGGCGAGTAGTTCACCACGTCTGAAGCCCCCGAGAATCGCTCCAGTGAAGTATAAGCGCCATCCATCGGGGAGTTGGTGCATGGCTCTCATAATTGAAAGGACTTCGTCCCATGTGTATGAGTGCTTCTGACCTCGTAGTTTTTTCTTTTCAGCCTTGCTTTGAGTGGGCCGCTTAACTCCGGTGATTGGGTTGTCAGGTATAACCTTCCATTCATGAGCTGCGTCAAAGATGCTCTTAGTTACTTTGAAAATATTCAACTTTGTATTGGTGGCCATTGGAGTACCATCTTTTTTCGTTAGCTCTGCGAAAAAGGTAACCAAATGTAACGGTTGGATCTTATCAATCCTGGTGTCTCCGAACTCAGGCATCAGATATGTTTCAATATATGTCATATTGTTGCGCCGAGTGTTCGGACTCATGAACTGATCTGCATAACCTTTTTTCCATTGAGGGACAAAGTCTCGAAAGGATAATTTATCTGTCCGAACCAGCTTTCCGTTTTCCACCTCTTCCGCATATTTAGCTAGTTCAAGTGTTATCCATTGTTGTGTTTTTCTTGTCGACTTCATAATATCTGCAGGTACTTCGATGTTTTTGGTTACTCTTTTTCGTTTGATATGATTTGGGTCTCTAGCAATTAATTTATACCGATTGCCCCCCAAATGTTCTGTATAAGCCATTGTATTCTCACTCTCCTGAGCTTTATTTTCTGGGCCCAATCTAATTCCATTTACATGGGAATCACCTCCTTACAAGGAACATATGTTCTTATTTTGGGTATGAAAAACCGCCTTGCAGCGGTAAATGCAAGTTACTTAAAAAAAATTATGTACTTCAGGTGGTACTGAACATCTAAGTAGGTATTGCTCCTTGGTTTCTCCAGGTTGCGGATGTGAGTCTGCTACCAGTAACTTTATCGCAAACTGATTGGCTTGTCGCTCGAATTTGCCTGCGTTAAAAAATGATTGTTCGTCGAGGAAGAACCTACTGATACCTGGATGAAGGCGATCATGAGCTAATTCATGAGCGCACACAAACCTCATCCAAGGCTCGCTCAGCTCGTTATGGATTGCTATGTAGCGTCTTCGGAGCTTTCGGTAATACATGCCTCGGGTATTTCTCCCTAAATCAGTGAACCAGACTTCAATATTCAGTCTTTCTGCAATTTCAAAAGGACAGTTTGTCTTGTATCGCTTGATGAGTCCTTCAATAATATGGTCCATAAATCAATCCTCTGACTTTTTACGACCGTATGTTTTTTTGTTTTTCTCTTTTGCGTCCCAGAACATTGCTTCCATTACTCGCTTGAGCTTTTCTTTGTCATCGTTGCTTACGGGTAAACCGTCAAACATAATCGGTTCATCCTCTTCAAGTAATTTTTTGAAGTCTCTCCTATCTTTGGCCGTTGCCCACTCTGGAGCCTGTTGTTCATCCTCAGTATCTTCGTTAGTAAAGTAATCGAGAGGTTTACTAAAGAAATTTGCAATTGCTTGTAGTGAATCTATTTGAGGGTGCTTTGTTTGTCCAGAGAGAATCTTAGTAAGACCTGTATAGGAGACACCAGTTTCTTTAGAGAGTCGGTATTTAGTGATTCCTTGTTCATCCATCAATTCTGATATCTTATCTGCTAAATCCACCTAAAAGGCCTCCTATTATATCTCTAATGTGTTATAACTCTATAAAGTTATAATAAAACAGAAAAGAGAGATAAGTCAAGCGATTCAAAGTAAATAGGAGATAATGTCGGATTTTGTAACTCTATGGGGTTATAACGGCGGTTGAGTATAACACTATGGGGTTATATTATGTATTCAGGAGGTGAGCACGATGGGACAAACAATTGAAGTGAACATTCAAAAACTGATCAATCAAAGAGGTTGGACGATTTATAGACTGTCCAAAGAAAGCGGAGTTGCAGTATCTGCATTGTACAACATTGGTAAGAAAAAACAAGGACCTTATGCTGAAACGTTGGTTAAATTGTCGAATGCATTAGGAGTTTCTTTGGACGAGTTAGTGCGGGGGGAATCTGCTGATGCCGACCACGAGTGAATTTATAGAATTACTGCGCGATGAAATTAAGCAAGATCTTCGGCAAGAGATTCTATCAGAATTGCAGCCTGAACTCGAACGCAGACTGTATTCCAATGTGTTCGACTTCGCTGAAGCCTGCAGGTACCTGAAAGTATCAGACTCAACCTTACGGAGAATGGTCAAATTTAACGAAATTCCATTTATTAGGAATAGAACGTTGATCCACTTTCGCCAGACATCCTTAGATAGATGGCTGGAAGCAAAAGAGAAGTTAAAGGAGGAAAACAATTGACAGGATATTTCAAGGTAACTGAGGCGAGCAGCCTTCACCGCGATTTCATCGCCTACCGTGACAACGCCAAGGCAATCCGCGAACTGGTTAAAGACTTCAGTGCCACACACGCAATTGAATCCACAACTTATTGGCCGACGGATGAAGCACTGTACATCGTACCAACTGAAAAAGATGTCAGCTCACACGGATCAATCCTATGCGCTCCAATCGAGAGTGGGCTGAGAAAATTTAAAGTTAACTCCCGTATCGGGAAATCTTGGCTCAAAGCTTTGAAGGATGCAAATCTGAAGGTAATCAGGAAGCCACCCGTAGCATTTTACTTCCGGAGCTTCAGCGGTGGTCGTATTCGTAGTCGTCTGTTCAGTGTGGATGATCAGGTGTATTGCAGTTTGGATCCTTTTGAAGGAGATCCACCGGAGGGGTTAACCGAAATGAATGCGAGTGAGTTCTTCAAGATCATTGAAGATTCGGAGAGGGGGTGAGAAACTTGCCAATAAAAACAGCTATTCATTACCAAGCCGTCTGCGCTTTTTACTTAGCCCTTGCAGGCCAAATGCGGCGAACAGGTCATATCAAGATCGCGCTTCATGCAGACAAGCAATATCGTACTTATCGTAATTTGCTACAGAAAGAAATACAGCTGCTCGGCTCCTACCCCGAAACAGCTGCACTATGAACCCTACAATGTAAAGCCAGCATAGCACTGGCAGAAAGGATTTGCAAATGAAAGCTACTGGAATTGTGCGCCATATTGATAATCTTGGTCGTGTTGTTATTCCGAAAGAGCTTCGTAGAACTCATTTTATTGAAGAAGGAGATCCACTGGAGTTCTTCGTGGATGGTGACAAGATCATTCTTCGCAAGTATCAACCGGGCTGCATTCTCTGCGGTAATACTGAAAGTCTGCAATTATTTCACGGTAAACATATCTGTACTCACTGTATTAAAAATGCAGCAGAACTTACTAAAAACTAAACCTTATTAGGAGGATTCATATGCAAAATCTTGTTCCGATTCAAATTACACTTCAGGCGGCGAATGCTGCAGATATTAAACATCTTGTTCATGATCTGGCGGGAACTCTTGGCGGAATGCCAAACGGTAGCGTCCCTGCAGAAACAACCGTATCCACCGTTCAGGCACAAGGAGCCTCTTATTCTCCGCAGGCAAACACTCAAGCCCCAGAGCCGCCTGCATCGCAACAACCTAATTACGGACAGCATTACGGTCAGCAACCACAATATGGCCAAGTTCCGACTCAACAACCGGACCCGACGCAATACGGACAACAGCCACAACAAGGACAGCAAGCACCAACAGCAGCGGTACCGACTTCGGCACCGACGTATACTCTGGATCAGCTGGGTGTGGCGGCTCAGCCGGTAATGGATGCAGGTCGCGGCTCTGATCTGATCGGGTGGCTTCAGCAGCACGGCGCAGGGGCTCTTACTCAGCTAGATCCTAAATTCTACGGGGAGTTTGCAACGTTCTTGCGGAGCCTCGGAGGGCGGATCTAATGGCTGAAATCGCACATGCAGAGCGGGCCCATGCCCTACTCTCTGCTAGTGGGGCTCACCGCTGGCTGCACTGTACGCCAAGTGCTCGCCTGGAGGAAACACTTCCTGACACGGAGAGCGAAGCAGCTAAGCGTGGCACACTCGCTCATGAAATTGCAGAGCTTAAGCTGCAGAAAGTTTTCTCTGGATTACCTACTCGTAAATTCAACGCATCGCTGAAGAAGTTTAAGGCTCATGAACTGTATGAGCCGATCATGGACGATCATACAGACGCTTATCTGGAATTTATCCAGTCTATCGTCCATGCTTTCCCGTCTCCACCATTTGTGGCCATTGAGCGGAAGGTGGACCTGACTGATTTTGTTCCTGAGAGTTTCGGAACCTCCGACTGTATAATTATCGGCAGTGGGAAGCTGTATGTCATCGATTATAAGAATGGCCAGGGTGTGCCTGTGCCGGCAGAGGATAATCCACAAATGAAGCTTTACGCTCTTGGAGCCTATAAAGCGTTCAGCTTGCTGTTCCCGATTGAGGAGGTTCACGTGTCTATCGTACAGCCAAAGGTGTGGGAGCAACCTTCTGAATGGGCGCTTCCAGTTATCGACCTACTTGCTTGGGGTGAATCTATTAAACCGATTGCACAACAGGCTTTCAATGGCCAGGGTGAGTATGCCCCAGGATCTCATTGCGGGTTCTGTCGGGCAAAGGGGACTTGTCGAGCCCGAGTTGAGCAGATCATGGAAGCAGGGACTAAGGCGCCTATGAAGCCGCCACTACTCAGCTGGGAAGAGGCTGCTGAAGTGCTGCGGAAGGCTGAGGGTATTGTAAGCTGGTATTCCGATTTGAAAAAGCTAGCCTTGGCTGAAGCTTTGAAAGGTGGGAGTGTTCCTGGGTGGAAAGCCGTAGAAGGGAGAGGCAGTCGTGAATATACCGATCTTGATGCAGCTTTTAAACATCTGCAGGAGAAAGGTATTGCAGAAGCTGTACTTTACGAGCGGCGCCCACTGACTCCACCACAACTGGAGAAGACGCTTGGTAAGAAAGAATATCGTGAGCTGTTAGAAGAATCCGGACATGTCACCAGCCGATCAGGCGCGCCGACACTGGTTCCGGATGGAGATAAGCGTCCAGCAATCACAGATCAAGTTAAACCGGAAGATGTGTTTGGTACACCTCCGGAGCAATCATAAAAACTAATTAATGATAAGGGGATAAATCCATATGACAACAGAAACAGCAGTAACTACAGGTGAAGTAAGACTGAGCTTTGTAAACTTGTTCACGCCACGTGCCAATCAACCAGGACAGGAACCGAAATACAGCACAACCATTCTTATTCCAAAATCCGATATGGCCACTATGCAGCGCATCAATGCCGCCATTGAAGCGGCGACGCAAAAAGGTGTAGCAGGAGTATGGGCGGGAGCTCGTCCGGCGCAACCGAGAACTCCGATTCACGATGGCGATGGCGTTCGTCCGAACGGTGAGGCGTTTGGCCCGGAATGTAAGGGGCATTGGGTGCTGACTGCAAGCAGTAAGCAGCAACAGGCTGTAGTGGCACCTGACATGAGCCCGATCATCGATCAAACCAAAGTGTATTCGGGCGTCTATGGTCGGGTAAACATTAATTTCTTCGCCTACAGCAATAGTGGTAATAAAGGAATTGGCGCTGGACTAGGACCTGTACAGATTTTGCGTGATGGTGAGGCCCTAGGTGGACGTATTTCAGCTGAACAGGCTTTCGGCGGTAATGGTGGGGGCGTAGGTTTTGCATCTGCACCAGCTCCGCAAGGTTGGGATCAAATACCGCCACAGCAGTATGGTCAACAGCCAGGTTATGGCCAAGCACCTCAGCAACCGCAATACGGACAGCAGCCGCCAGCAAATCAAGGGTACGGACAAGCTCCACAACAGCCGCAATATGGTCAACAACCGCAGTATGGTCAACAGCCTCAGCAAGGATTCGGACAACAACAACAACAACCGCCTCAACAGAACATTGATCCGATCACCGGTAAGCCACTTGGTGGAGGCGTATGGGGGATCTAATCCATACGGTGTGAAGGTTTTAAGAGGGGGTTCTTCGGAGCCCCTTAACTTTAACCGTAAGGAGGACCTATGCATCATTTATCCATTGATATAGAGACATTTTCCAGCGTCGAAATCAAGAAAGCGGGGCTGTATAAATACGTTCAGAGTCCTGATTTTCAAATCCTCTTATTCGCTTATTCCTGGAACGGAGGTCCGGTTGCAATCGTTGACCTGGCACAAGGAGAACAAATACCAGAAAACGTCATCACCGCGCTGAGCGATCCGCGCGTTATCAAGCATGCCTATAATGCCGCATTTGAGTGGTACAGCTTGAGCAAATTCTGGCATACACCGCTTGAGCAGTGGCGTTGCACACAGATTCATGGTCTTTACTGTGGGTATCCTGCAGGACTTGGAAAAGTTGGTGAGGCGCTCGGTCTTCCGCAAGATAAAAAGAAGATGGGTGTTGGTGGATCACTGATTCGAACCTTTTGTATACCAGTTAAAAAGCCGGCAAAAGCAAATGGCTATCGAACCAGGACACTTCCGCATCATGAGCCGGAGAAATGGGAGCTCTTCAAGGAGTACTGTGTAGGGGATGTTGTAGCTGAAATGGAGATTCTTCGCCGGTTATCAGTGTTCCCTGTACCCGATCAAGAGTGGCATCTGTGGCAGCTCGATCAGCGAATCAACGTTCGGGGTATCGCATGTGATCTGCAGCTGGTTGATGGGGCTTTGACTGTGAACGATGAGATAACCAAGGAGCTAACCTCAGAAGCGATTCAGCTTAGTGGGCTGGATAATCCGAAATCTGTTCAACAGCTCAAGAAATGGCTGTCCGAGGAGATCGGGGAAGAAATTGAGGATCTAAAGAAAGATACGGTATCCGGATTAATTAAGAATGTAGAAGAAGGACGCGCAAAGCGTGTTCTACAGATCCGTAAAGAGTTATCTAAAACAAGCGTTAAGAAATATCAAGCCATGGAGACAGTTGCTTGCGTAGATGGCCGAGTACGAGGGCTCTTGCAGTTTTACGGAGCTAATCGGACCGGGAGATGGGCAGGCAGGCTTGTACAAGTTCATAACCTTACAAAAAACAAAATGGAGTTGGATTTACTGCAGTATGCAAGGGATCTGGTCCGACGGAAGCGAGTGGACATGCTTAAGTTCGTTTTTGGCAACGTCCCCGATACTCTAGCGCAGCTGATCCGGACAGCCTTCGTATCGCCTGAAGGGAAGAAGCTTCACATTGCGGACTTCTCAGCTATCGAGGCCAGGGTCATTGCGTGGCTAGCAGGTGAGCAGTGGCGGCTGGATGTGTTTGCTACACACGGCAAGATATACGAAGCCTCCGCTTCGGCCATGTTCGGTGTTCCTCTGGAGGAAGTAGACAAGGATCTTCGACAAAGGGGCAAGGTGTCCGAGCTGGCATTAGGTTATCAGGGAGCAGCTGGAGCGCTGATTGCTATGGGCGCTCTGGACATGGGACTTTCTGAAGAAGAGCTTCCGGAGATCGTGACTCGGTGGCGGAACGCAAACAGGCGAATTGTTGACCTCTGGTTCAGTTTTGAACGCGCTGCGATTGAAGTCATGGAGACAGGTCAGCCGGTAGGTGTTCGAGGAGTTATTTTTGCCCGGGAAAGTCATCACGGAAATGGATTGGATTTCTTTACCGTTCAGTTACCGAGCGGTCGAAAGCTGTACTATGTAGAGCCACGCTTGGCTAAGAATGATTTTGGTAAGCAGGCACTTCACTATATGGGTCCAGACCAAAAGACAGGTAAATGGACACTGATCAGCACGTATGGCGGAAAGCTGGTGGAGAACATTGTCCAGGCTATCGCGCGGGATTGTTTGGCCGTCTCATTGCTGAGAGTCGAGCAGGCAGGTTATGACACTGTATTACATGTGCACGACGAAATTGGAGTTGAATCCGATCGAGACGAGGATCTGGATAACATTTTGTTCTTGATGTCTGAACCAGTACCGTGGGCTCCTGGACTGCCCTTGAAGGCAGCTGGATTCTCCACTGAATTTTATATGAAGGATTAAGGGGGTGCCTACTTTGAAGGCGACCGCACGAGTAGCAGCCGACCTGGTCATGCTACTGCAGCGCGAAGGGTTTACTATACAGCGGTATGACAGCAAGACGACGAGTAGCATTTATCTCAAGCTTGACTATGGCGTTTGTAACAGCATCCGGATCGGAGACCACAAGGGCAAAAAGAAATACAAATACCGCTATAACGTGGATATTGGACGAAAGCAAATCAACCGGCACAAGACGTCTGAAGGTTGGGATCGCTGGTATTACCCTGAGACAGCCTTATGGAATCTGCTGATAGATGTAGTTGAGGATCGACGGAAGATTAAAGACAAGCATGGCGAGGTGCATTATCAACTTTTGATGGCGCAATGTGAATTAGAAGGACGTGGGACTAAAGGGTTTTGGGAAAGCGCAAAACTTGTTAGCCCTGACGATCAAGGAGGGGCAAGTGTGGATTACGAGATAAACGAAAAAGCCCGAGAAGCACTGAATAAATTAACGAGCTTACCGGGTATGCACGCTATCAAAGAGCAAGTCGATCAAATGGTCCATTTCTCTCGGATCGCAGCTCTGCGAAAGAAAAATAAGCTTAAAACACAGATCCAATCCAATCATATGATTTTCACGGGGAATCCTGGGACAGGTAAAACGACAGCAGCTCGATTGATCGGAGAGGCGTTTGCTGAGATTGGATTGCTAAAGCGTAGAGGTACTAAAGTTCCTTTTGTTGAGATTCATCATTCTACAATTGCTGCAGGTATCGTAGGAGAGTCAGAAAAGAACATCGTTTCTAAATTTGAATCCGCGCGCGGAGGTGTGCTCTTTATAGACGAAGCTTACTCATTTTGCTCCAGCGGTTCATCACATCGTACAGAGGAGAAAGTGATCGCGGCCATGGTTCAATGCATCGAAGATATGCGGGACGAAGTGGTTGTAATCGCAGCAGGGTATCCGGAAGACATGAAAGAGTTTGTGAATTCTAACCCGGGACTGGCTTCGCGCTTCCCAACCACGATTCATTTTCCGGATTATGCGGTGCCAGAGCTTGTGCAGATTGCTTATCAGATGTGCATCGATCAAGAGTATCAGCCTGATAACGGCTACCTGGACGCGCTAGCCAGTGTGATGTGGATCGAGAAGATTAAGCCGAATTTCGGGAATGCCCGAACAGTACGTAACCACGTTGAACGTTCTATTCGAAAACAATCGATGCGAGTCTCGCAGATGCAAAGTCCTACAAGAAAGGATCTGGCTACACTGATAGCGGCTGATCTGGTTCACTCCGTTGGTGGACTTCAGAACGCGGAGTTAGAAGTTTTGCAGAAACTGGTTAAGGACGCATCGGCACGGATATTTGAACTGGATTTAAAAGGGATTGCTCAGAAAGGTCAAGGAATTGTATGAGTATCGAGCAGTATGATCCGTTATTCGATGATATTCCTTGGGACATTATTACTGATGATAGCGGCAAGGTGATCGGAGAGGTTTATATGATTCTTCCGGATCCGCCGCCAAGGAGGCGTCAGAACAAATGGGGCACTATTACTACGTTACCCCGGATGAATATGCTGAAGCGGCCAAGCTCGGAATAAGGCCCGTTATGCTAGACCGGCGAATACGTCAACAAGGATGGACGAAAGAACGGGCTATGACCACACCGCCGCGTCAGATTACGAACCGGAAACATTGGGCGGCGATAGCTGAAAAGAACGGAATCTCTTACGACGCCTTTATGTCCAGAGTAAAAATCGGGTGGTCAATGGAGAGAGCTACAACTGAGCCGCTTCAAACGCTTGAGCAGAAGAGAGTGTTAGCAGCTAGAGCTAGAGATCGATCTCGAGTATACCCGGAAAAATATCTTCGTATGGCTGAAAGGAATGGTATCCCCTATGCAACCTTTCAGTACCGTGTGCGTTCCGGTGGCTGGGAGTATGAACGTGCAGCAACTGAACCAATCTGGACGCCTCAGCAGAGGGGACGATTTGGTGCCCAGAGATTACGTGAGCGTGAAGGAGATTGGGCGGCTCAAATATTCGGAAAGCGAGGTAAGAAGAATGGAATTAAATCCACTTCAGGAGCTCGTTAAGATATCAGACCAGTTACCACTTGTAGTTTTAAAGGATGTTAATCAAAGAATTGGTGACTGGTTGGCTTCAGGTGGCCAAGAAACGGATCCGTATATAGAACAACAACTGAGATTTGCTAGGAGATTTATAAAAGATACTGATTAAACCAGGAGGCAAGGCGTCATGCAATTTGACAGACAACTAATGATATCAAGCGCCGGGACCAGGCATAGCACCAACTGGCAGACACAAACGGCTTACTGGTCGGAAATTGTGGAGCGCCTGCGGACAGCCGTCAGAGGGACGGAGACGCTGGCGGAATACATGCAGCTGCCAAAGAGCAAACAGGATGATCTGAAGGACGTAGGTGGCTTTGTCGGTGGCAGTCTGTCAGGCGGTCGCCGGAAAGCCAATGCGGTCATCGGTCGTGACCTGGTTACGCTTGACCTTGATAATATCCCTGCAGGCGGGACGGAGGACATTCTTCGCCGTCTGGATGCCTTAGGTTGCGGCTACGCCGTGTATAGTACACGGAAGCACTCAGAGGATAAACCCCGTCTTCGGGTAGTTACTCCACTCGACCGGACAGCCACAGCAGATGAATATGAGCCAATCGCACGGAAGTTGGGGGATATTATAGGTATAGGGTTTTGTGATCCGACCACTTTCCAAGGATCCAGGCTCATGTATTGGCCCAGCTGCAGCGCAGACAGTCAGTACGTGTTCACCTTTGGTGATAAGCCGTTTTTATCTGCAGATGGTCTCTTGGCCATGTATGCGGACTGGCGCAATGTATCTTCATGGCCACAAGTGCCTGGATCGAATCAGACGCACGTTCGCATGGCCGCGAAGCAAGGAGATCCAACTGAGAAGCAGGGCATGGTCGGTGCTTTCTGTAAGGTGTACGATGTGCCGGCAGCCATTGAAACGTTTCTGCCCGGGATCTATACGCCTGTCGATGATGGGAGCGGTCGTCTAACTTACATCGGCGGATCCACTACAGGTGGAGCAATCATATACGATGATGGACAATTCCTCTTTAGTCACCATGCTACGGATCCGTGCGGCGGTCGTCTGGTGAATGCCTTTGATCTGGTTCGCCTGCACAAATTCGGTGATCAGGACGACGAGGCAAAGCCAGGTACTCCGACGAACAAACTTCCGTCTTATTCAGCGATGGTGAGCTTCTCGCTACAGGATGCCGGCGTTGCGGCAATCATGACGCAAGAGCGGTATGAAAAGGCTGTGAATGTTTTTAATCAACATTCGCCAACAGACCGTGAGAATATGGACTGGCTTCAGAAATTGGAGCTGAGTCCAACTACAGGTCGCCCAGCGAAGACAGCGCATAACGTACTTGTTGTTCTAACGCATGATCCGGCGATTCGAGAGAAGATTTACCGTGACACATTTACCGATCGACTGATGGCCAAGGGCCCGCTACCATGGCCGCCAAGAAATAAAAACGATCAGACTTTCAGCTGGTCTGATGCAGATGAACATGGGCTATTTTTATACATTGAACGCGTCTTGGGCTATCGGACGGAAGGGGCGATTCGAAGTGCGTTGGTCTATTGTTCCGAGCAAAACGCCATGAATCCCGTTGAAGAGTATTTGATGTCTTTAGAATGGGACGGGATCCCACGCTTGGATAGCCTGTACGTTGATTATTTGGGCGCTGAGGATCATCCGTTTATCCGGACGATAACCCGTAAAGCTTTAGTGGCTGCCGTTGCCCGTGCAATGGCCGAACAGGTCAAATTCGACTATATGACCGTTGTATGCGGCACAGAGGGTATCGGTAAAAGTACCCTCTTCCGCCGGCTGGGTAAAGAGTGGTTTTCGGATAGTCTCAAGACCTTTGAGGGGAAAGAGGCGGAGGAGTTAATCCAAGGGAAATGGATCGTGGAGATCGCTGAATTACAGGCATTTAACCGTGTAGACGTTAATCGAATTAAACAGTTTTTATCCAAAGTAGACGATCAATATCGAGAAGCCTACGGACGAAATGTCAAAAATCAAGTGCGGCGATCAATTTTCTTCGGTACAACCAATGACCATGAATACCTCCACGATCCGACAGGCAACCGGCGTTTTTGGCCCGTAGACGCCCGGCCGGACTATGCAACCAAGTCAGTATTCAGCGATCTAACAGATTCAGAAATTGACCAGATATGGGCGGAGGCCGTTATGCGCTGGCGAACAGGAGAGCCTTTGTACTTGTCTAAAGAAATGGAAGAAGAGGCAGAGATCCGCCGGCAGGAACACATGGTGCGGGACCCGTTAGAAGGAATTATTGAGGAGTTTTTGGAACGTCCAGTTCCCGAGGACTGGTTGTCTTGGAATTTAGAGAAACGTCTGATTTTTTGGGGCGGCGGTATGCAGTATGATGGAAAACTTGTACCTCGCGACCGTGTGTGTGCAGCTGAAGTATGGAGGGAGTGTCTACAGGAAAGGAGAACGGCTTCCAAGGCGGACTCTAACCGGATAGCTGCCATATTAGCTAAATTGGACGGCTGGGAGCGCACCACATCGATCAGGCCAGGGGCCGATTACGGAACGCAAAGAGGGTTCAAGAGGACGTAAACCATGTATACCATGTAAACCATTAACATTTACTGGAAGGTTTACATGGTATACAAACCAAAACCGGAAAACCCTTGGTGTATCAGGCTTTTTATATGTGTAAACTATGTAAACTATATATATAAATAATAATAGAATTATAGAGATTATAGAGATTAGGGGAATAATAACCCGCCTAATCCGCCTATACGCGATACGTCATATATACGTACATGAGAAAGTTTCAGGGAGGTAATCAGGCAATGAATAAGAATTTACAGCACAATTTAAATCAGATTGGACAAGGGTTCCAAATTAAGCGTATCGACCAAGAGGATTGCCTTTACAAAGACTTGGGCGAGTATGATATCGAGATTAGCGGCGGTCATAGAAAGAACGGACCTTTTCACCTGTACGTCTGGCGGAAAAAGGGGCTAAGAATTGTATACCGCAAATTGGACGTTCGATCGATCTCTAGGTTGAAGTTTGAACTCAATTTGGTTATGGAACTTCACGAGGGAAGTAAACAGGGGATCAAATGGCCAGAGGAGGAGTAGCGGTGAGAGAGAACAAAATCGAAGCCTATTTGCGGCAGAAGGTGAAAGACCTTGGCGGCATTGCCTATAAATTTGTATCTCCGGGTAACTCAGGAGTACCTGACCGCTTGGTTCTACTCCCGGGAGGACGAACCCTGTTTGTGGAACTGAAAGCCCCAGGAAAAAAACCAACTAAGCTGCAGCTTATGCAGCATAAAAGGATCCAAGGTTTAGATCATAAAGTACATGTATTAGACAGCAAGGAGAGTGTAGACGAATGGCTACAGAAGCTTTGAGTGTACGGAATCGATTTGTACCCCATGATTACCAGAGGTACTGTATCAATCGGCTTCTGACCGATGAGGCAATTGGCCTTTTGCTAGATTTGGGCCTGGGCAAGACGGTCATCACACTCACAGCGGTAAACGACTTGAAGTATAACCGGTTCGCCGTTCGGCGCTGTCTTGTTGTAGCGCCGAAGAAAGTCGCAGAGGCTACATGGGGGAACGAGGCGGCCAAGTGGGATCACTTGAAGCATTTACGGATCATAACGGTACTTGGTACAAAGCAGCAGCGGATTAAGGCCCTGAACACGCCTGGTGACGTTTGGGTGATCAATCGTGAGAATGTAGCCTGGCTTGTGGAGCATTACCGGAATGCTTGGCCGTTCGATATGGTTGTGCTGGACGAGCTCTCCAGCTTCAAGAATCATCAGGCTCAGCGCTTCAAAGTGCTGACGTGGGTTCGGCCTCACATCAAGCGCATTGTAGGTCTGACGGGAACGCCGGCACCGAACGGACTACTTGATTTATGGGCTCAAATCTTCCTGCTGGATCAGGGCCAGCGACTAGAAAAACGGATTACCCATTACCGTGAGAAGTATTTCGATCGAAACTATAACGGTCATGGCTATATGGCAAAACCTGGTGCAGATGACGTGATACAGCGTAAGATTGCAGATCTATGCGTGAGCATGAAGGCAGAAGATTACCTTGAGCTTCCAGACTGCGTGACGAATGTAATTCCGGTGGTGCTGGATAGCAAGGCCCAGAAGCAATACGACCAGATGGAGAAGGAATTGCTTCTGGAGGTAGAAGGTACAGAGATTACAGCGACCAGTGCAGCGGCTTTGTCTAATAAGTTATTACAGATGTGCAATGGAGCCATGTATGACGAGGATCGGCACGTCTTTGAGATTCATGACAACAAGATTGAGGCTTTCATGGAGTTGGTCGAGCAGCTGAAGGGAAAACCTGCTTTAGTGTTTTACAGCTTTCAGCATGACCTCATTCGACTAAAAAAGGCACTTGAGAAAACAAAACTACGGATCCGTGAGCTGAAGACACCCCAGGATCAACTGGATTGGAATGCCGGCAAAATAGATATTCTGCTTGCCCATCCAGCCAGTGCAGCCTATGGGCTTAACCTGCAGGACGGAGGAAACCACGTCGTGTGGTTCGGGCTTAACTGGAGCCTGGAGCTGTACCAACAAGCAAATGGCCGTCTACACAGGCAAGGTCAGAAGCAGAAGGTCATCTTGCACCACTTGGTTGTACAGGGTGGAGCTGATGAGGATGTCATGAAAGCCCTCGAGGGGAAGGCAGCCACCCAGGATAAGTTGCTGGAAGCATTGAAGGCCCGGATTGAAAGGATGAGCTGATATGATTAATACAAAGGCAACATGGATTGAGACCCTGATTAGTCAGTATGCTGCAGAGACATATGTTTTGGAGAAGTACCGGAGCAAACTAGATCTGAACGATCCTGAGGCTGCTGAGGAGGCTGATACGGTGTCGGGAATGTTGTCCGATATGAGATATGCCCTGACCTGGTTAAAACGCGGCAGACGACCAGGGAGCCGCCGAGGAGCGGAGGTCACGGACGTATACCGGCAACGTGAGATTTATATCAAGCTTTCTGGCCAGGAGATCACAGATGCTGAACGGCTGAGGCTGGTTGATGCTCTGTTAGCCTTGAGTGATCGAGAACGAACTTGTTTTTTACTTCATATGGCTCAGGGATTGACGCTACAAGAGATTTCGCATAAACTAGATTTATCAAAGAGGTCCGTTCAGCAGTACGTTGATCGAGCCAAAAGCAAGATTTCAAAAGAATTTTTGTGATCTTGTCGTACGTACTGACGTACGTCGTGCCGTACAAACTACCTACCATAAGTCTGTCTATAACAGGGCTCTCCATTGCGGAGGGCTCTTTTTTGCGTTTGAAATTAAAGTTTAGGAGGTCGATTTTATGGACGAAGTAAAGCTGGTTAACGGTCTTGCAACAAGTAAATACACTGAGGTTTATCATGAGAGGGACTATAGCTTCAATGCACCACATCACTTTGAGGTGCGATCAGTTGAGGGCGATGTGCTTGCAGAAGTGAACTTCCAAGACGGCCCCATTAAAGAAGCAGGCATTAACGGCGTTATGAACGAGGATCTGATTGCAATGGTTATTGCTAGGCTGAATGGATTCCAGAACAGTGATTTCCGCTGTCGAGAGAATGCTGTAGCGATTACCAAACTGGAAGAGTCGCTGATGTGGCTGCGTAAGCGAACCGCTGACAGAGAAGCGCGTTGTGTTGAGGGTACCCATACTGTTTAGACCCTAACATGATTCGAAATCGAAAAAAGCCGCATAAGCGACTTAATTTGACGCAGCTTGGATTAGCAAATAAAAGAGCCCGATGCCGATAAACGCAGACAAGAATTTTACCAACAGGGGTTTTCCGATTTCGTTATATAACCGATCTAGCATATATGCACCTCCTTTCGTCTTAGTTCTTTCGACACCAAAAGAGGGGAATCCTTCCTATTTGTCGAAATGTGACAAGGGAAAGGAGGTGTTTGTATGAGTAATAGTGAAGTTACCGCAGGCATTGTTCAGGCGGTGGTAAAAGCAAGAGGTGAGGTACTTTCACAAGGTAGTAATAAGGCTCAGGCCTTGGAACAATATTTGAGTGATGAAGCCGTTGCTAATTTGTACCGAGCCGTCTACAAAGCTGTGCAAGAAGATTGAGTCCAAAGCATCCTTCGGGATGCTTTTTTCTTTTGCATAAATACATAAAGGAGCTGATCACGATGGCATTGACGGCGGGTAGTAGAGATCAGACTGAGAAGCTTAAAGCCTTAAAACTGTTGGCGCGTCATTTAGGAATGGTTGGCCGACTTAGGCGGCCTGTTGATCTTAATGAGCATCATAAATTAATGTGTCTCTTTGCCGTCACGATCGTTACAGATCCAAAATCATCAATAATCAGAAAGATGGCTAGCGCATCCATATTAGATTACTTAATCCCAGGATGGAGAGAATTTATTCCGAAAGAACTCTTAGGACCGGTGATAGAACGAGAAGATAAACTTGTTCGAGCCTGGCGAAAAGGGGTTCTTGAGCGTTGTAATTATCAGTGCGTAGATTGTGGAGCGACTAAGAATCTTGAAGTACATCACATTGCTGAGTGGGCTGAGTATCCGGAGTTGCGGATAGTTGACGAGAATGGCGAGGTATTATGCAATACATGTCATGCGACGAGGCATGAGAACATATCTAGTTTAATTCTAGCGAGAGCGAGGTAACCGATATGGCAGGAGGGCGGAAAAGTAAATATCATACGCACGTTGAACCCAAGCTCCTGCAGATCGAAGCTTGGACGCGTGATGGAATGACACAGGAGGATGTTGCCCGGCGCTTAGGCGTGGCAATGTCCTCCTTTTCGGATTATAAGAATAAGTTTCCGGAATTATCGGAGGCCTTAAAAAAGGGACAGGAAGTAGCCGACATCGAGGTCGAGAATGCCCTGTTTAAGCGAGCTGTTGGGTACCGGTATGATGAGGTAACTCATGAAGCTGCTAAAGAGCTTGACGAAGAAACTGGACAGTACAAGACGGTCATGGTGGAAAGTAAACGGGTAACTAAAGAGGTTCAGCCTGACGTAACGGCTCAGATATTCTGGCTCAAGAATCGTCGTCCTGATACTTGGCGTGATAAGAAAGAGGTTAATGCTGATGTCGCGGGATCGCTGCAGGTCATATTTGATGGGGGGATGACCAAAGATGAGTAAGGTTATCATCCCGTATAAGCCGCAGCCGAGACAGCAGGTGTATCACCAGACTGAAGCTGACGAGATCCTATACGGCGGTGCAGCTGGTGGGGGTAAGTCTGAGGCCACGATCTGGGATGCTTTGAAATACGCCATGCAGTATCCAGGCAGTAGACAGATCATCTTCCGACGTACGTATCCGGATCTGCAGCGGTCTATCATTTCTCGAACACTGCAGGTGTATCCAAAGGAGCTGGGTAAGTACAACAAATCCAAGCATGAATGGGTGTTCGTAAATGGGTCCATCATAGAGTTAGCTTATTGGGACAATGATGCCAACTATACGAACTATCAAGGAGCCGAATACGACGTCATCCGTTGGGAAGAGCTAACGCAGTTTGAGGAGAAATGGTACTTGTATATGCTGTCCCGGCTACGCGGTAGTAAGCCCTATCCGCGATCGGTAAAGAGCACTACGAACCCGGGGGGCGTAGGACATACCTGGGTTAAGAAGCGTTTTGTCTCTATCGGTCCAGCGGAGACAATACAGCAAGTCACTGAGACAGATGACGAAGGGAATACTTTGTTCTGGCCAGAAGGTACACCTCAGGCAGGTCAGCCTATCATCCGCAGTCGTATATTCATTCCGGCGAATGTTCATGACAATCAAGCTCTGGTCCAATCGGATCCGGGCTATTTGGCGCGTCTATTGGCGCTTCCAGACATCGAACGTAAGCAGCTGCTTGAAGGGGATTGGGACGTATTCGCAGGTCAGTATTTCAGTGAATTCAGTCGTGCGGTACATGTGGTTGAGCCCTTTGATATCCCGCGAGATTGGAAGAAGTACCGAGCCCTGGACGAAGGGTACACGGATCCGTTTGTGTGTCTCTGGATCGCACTGGCTCCTGATGGGACAGGCTACTTGTACCGTGAGCTAGCCCAGACCAAGCTCCTAACCAGTGAGCAGGTCGCAGTGACGCGTCTTAATAGTCCGGTACGAGAGCGGTATGAGTACAACGTGGCCGATACGTCATTCTGGAATAAGGCGAAGACGGAGAACATCACACCTGCAGAGATATTTGCTCAGAAGGATGTGCCTCTGATCCAGGCGAAGAAAGAGCGGGTCAATGGGTGGAAGCGGCTGCGTGAATGGCTGAAAGTTGAGAAGGTCATTGATCATGTCACCGGACAGAGTTACACGACAGCTAAGCTGAAGATCTTCAGCACTTGCATAAAGGCCATCGAGGCCATCCCTGCCATGATGCACGATGAAAAGAAGGTCGAGGACGTCGCAGCTCATTCGCTGGACCATATTCCGGATGCGCTTCGTTATTGGGTCATGAGTCAGCCAACGCCAGGCAAAGGTGAGAGCGCATGGGGAGCCAATCCAGAATCTATACCTGCAGGTCACCAGGATGATGAAGATGACGACCTACCAGAGGTCGAAGGTTTTTGGTAATTCAATATTCACTATTTATGCAGTACATGTGTTCAAAATACAAGATTTTGTGAATATGTCTGATCACCCAAACCCTTGATACATAAGGGTTTGTTTACGTTATAGCTCAAAAACAATATACATTAATTATGCATTAGCTCTACAACCCGCATGGTTATAAGATTTCACAGGTATTACCACATGTTAATATATACATCGTTTATGCAGTCAGGAGGCGAAAAAATGGAAATTGTATTTGGGTTTTTAAGTATCATCGTCGTCGCTTTCTTGTTTCTTCGGATGCGGGATCAAGATAGGCAAATCTGTGACCTGTTAGATCGGTTAGCTGCAAGAAGTCATGCGGAGTATGTGGCGACAAAGGCCTACAATGAACGACCGCCGGAGGATAACCCGCCTGACCGGTTAAGTTGGTACGATGATCCGATTGAAGGTGATGGCAAATGAAGCTCCTAGATAAGGTCAAAGGCATCTTTGGCGGTGAGGAAGTTACTGATTCGACGAATCCCAATACTTCAGAACAGCAGCGCATCTGGGATATGGTGAACGAGGATTATCAGATATTCAAAGCAGCTCGGCAACCGGTAGAGGAACACTGGCGTAAGGAACAGCGTTTTTACATGGGTGATCACTGGCATGGATTACGGACAGAAGCAGCATCGAAGCGTCGACCTGATGCCGTAGATAACATAGTGTTCAGTCAGCTTGAGTCTATCGTAGGTAAGCTGGCCGGATGGATGCCTTACCCCGATTTCACGGCTCCTGAGCCCGATGACGAGCCTAAAGCACGTGATCTTAACGATTACATGCCCTATGAGCTACGGAAGATCAAATTCAAACAAAAGCATATGAGAGCCGTGAGACGGATGGTCATTCATGGACCTCTTATCTACAAGACTGTTTTTGATCCAACGGTCGAGGGTGGTCGTGGCCAGAATCGTTATACCGGTCGAAATGATATCCTGCCCGTGGATTTGGCGACATTCTTCCCGGACCCGCGTGTACATGATTTTATTTACCTGCAGCAGATGTCCGCCATCATTCTGCATACTCGGAAACCGCTGGAATACTTCCGTAAACGATGGCCAAGTCAAGGGGCAAAGGTTCAGCCGGATCAGGGTTCTGGAGATATTGATGTTTTCAATGAACCTGCAGATGGCCAGAACCATACGACCGACAAGACCTCTGGACTGATCGAGTACTGGTATCGAGGCCTGCCCAAGATGATGACGTCTGATGATAAGGAATTGTTCAACGACTTGGCGGAGGACGCCCTAAGTCGCGGTGCAGATCCGTCTGAATATGCGGCGAAGGCAAAAGGGCAGATGGACGGTGTGCATTGTATCTACGTATCTACTTCGGGTGTCATGCTGGAACATAAATCCTATGTGTACGATCATGGCCAATATCCATTTACGGCGCGTACATTGTATCCAGAAGAGGGCTCGGCATGGGGCAAAGGCTTTGCTCGGGATATGATAAAGCCGCAGATCATGAAAAATAAGTACGCTGAAATTGCCATTGAAACGTCCGCCAAGATGGGCGGGTCAGCTATTGCTTACGAGGAAGGGGCGATTACTAAGCCTCGGACATGGCAGGAACAACGTGGTCTGCCAGGAGCTATGCTCCCGGTTGCTCCAGGACGTCTCAATGCCGTGAAGGAACTGCAAGGTGTCAATGTGCCATCTACCGTGTTTAACGGTCTGCAGTATTACGATACGATGCTTCAGAAGATCCCCGGCCAGTTTGACAGCTCTAACGGCCAAGCGAGCAGTACAGTGACAAGTGGAGAACAGGCGAAAGCTTTGATGGCTGCAGCTGGGACTCGGCTTAATACAGCATCTGATCTAATCCAGGAGGCGCTGGAAGAGGTGTTCGCTCAGTATATTGAGTTGATGGCGCAGTTCTATACGACGGAGCGAATCGCCCGGGTGACCGGACGAAACGTATCCATGAGCCGTAATTCCATCGTCTCACGGGTCGAAAGTGAATTCCAGACCGGGAATATGCTAGTGGACCCAGAGACCGGAGAAGAGCAGCCTGAGATCTATCCGGTGGAAGAGGAGTATGTCCCTGAGTTCGATATTTTGGTTAACATCAGCGTGGACAAGCCTCAGGATAGAGAGTACTGGCTGCAGCTCGTATTCAACTTGATGAACCTTGTCGACCCAGTTACTCAGTTGCCTTTGGTCGATGCGGAGGCGGTACGCTTCGTTATTCAGACCGGACGTATGGAGCCGATGGACGTTATTAAACGTCGGATTGAAGAAGGTGCAGGTGTTCAACAGCAGATGGCTCAGGCACAGCAGCAAGCACAGGAAGCTCAAATGCAGGTGCAGCAATTGACCCAGCAGAACCAAGCAATGCAGCAACAGCTTGAACAGTTTGGCGGTGAGCAGGCTCAGCGAGATCAACGAGACCGTGAGTTTGAGCAAGGATTGAAACAACAGAAGATGAATTTAGATGCGGCAAAAGTTGCTAGTCAGCTGATGCAGCCGCAACGACCAGGCCAAGGGTGATAGTCCTTTGGCCTATTTATATTGCCGCCAGCCATAGCGGTTAAGGAGGATAAACGACATGAGTAACGTAAACGCCAGCCATAGCGAAGAGGCTCACGGTCAACAGGTTAGTGAAGAGGAAGTACGCGAGTATTACAGCGCTTTTGGTATTGAGTATCCGGAGGATGAAAACCCGGATGGATCCGAAGGAAAAGAAGATGAAGACGATCTGAACGAGGATCCGAACTCGGATCAGGATCCTGCCATAGATCCAGATAACGATCCAGAGGTCAAGGGTCTACAGGTCAAGTACAACGGTCAGGATACGCTCGTACCGGATGAACAGGTCAAGGATTTTGTCGAGAAGGGTATGAACTACGACAAGATCAAAGGTCGTAATCAGCAATACGAGGAAGCTTTGAATCGCCTTGCACGCCAGCAAGGATACAAGGATCATGCCGACTTGATTGCTAATTTGGATCAAATTGAACAGGCGGCTGTAAAAAGGCAGAAGGATCAGTTCGATTTGCTTCAACAGAGTTTACGTGAAGAAGCCCAAAACGCGGGGATTGATCCTGAAGTGTTGGACCAGTACCTAGAGCAACACCCGCTTCTACAGCAAGCTCGCACACTGGTAGACCAGTCAGAAAAAGATCATTCTACTCGTCAAGCAGAGGCTGAGCAGCAAAAACTGGTTGAGGGTTGGGAAGCTTTATTCCGGAAATACCCGGATTTAGCAAATGAAGTGTCGGACGACGGGACAGCTGCTCCATGGTTGACGCAGGATATGCATAATCGTATCCAGCGAGGATATGATCCGATTGACGCCTACGAGCTTGTTCATCGGGAAGCCTTGGCAGCCCAGACGAAGAAGCAGGCTGAACAAACCTTTATTAGGCAGCAGCGGCTGAATAAACGTTCTCAGGTGGAGATCAACCCTGCAGGGAATCTGGATCCGCAAGCGCCGGAAGAGTTACGTTCTGCTTTTGCCATGTTTGGACTTGATCCAAAGGCAGCCCAAAAATACGCTAAGAATTTCGAATAGGAGGTATGTGCGATATGGCACAGGGATTTAAGTACGTATATAACGATTATGGTAAAGATCCAACACGGATCACCACGCTTTTGATGACAGACAACGAAGCAGGTTCTGCAGGTGAGGCGATTAAAATCGTAGCCGGTCGGGTCACTAAGGCTGGACCAACAGACGCCGTTGCCGGTTTCCTGACGGTTAATGTCGAGGCAGGGACAGATAAGCCCACAGAGTTTATCTTGGCTCGTGAGGGAGATTGGTATGACGGACCTTATAGCGGAGTAGCAGCAGTTGAGTTCGTTTCTGGAGTAAATGCAGTGGCTTTGGCGGATGACGGCTTATCTGCAGATGCAGCTACCGTATTAGATGGTCCGTTGTCCGTATTTGATATTAACACGAATAAGATGACAGCTCGGTTCAAAGTAAAGAATCGTCAGTTGTCCTAATTAAAGAAAGAGGGGAATAACCAATGCAAACTGCACTCAGATGGGATCCGCGAGTACTGGAGCCTATTTTTAAAGAGCTCTATTCACTCGCTATGAAAAATAAAAAAGACTTTATTCCGCTATTGTACAACGTCACGAATTCCACGAAAGCGATGGAATCCTATAACGGGATCGGTGGGGAAGGTCTGATGGAAGAATGGGGCCGTTCGAACAACCAGGTGTACTATGAGGATATCGACGAGCTCTGGCAGAAAATTATCAAGAACCGCAAGTTCTCCCAAGGACGAATTATTGAGCGTGATTTCATTGATGATTTGAAACTGACAGAGATTCAACGCCGGATTACGTCGCTTGCAGATGCGGTATATAAAACGCAGCAGCTTCAAGCTGTTGAGTTCCTGAACAACGCTTTTGACGCCCTGGGCTCTAACTGGGTAGGAAGACAAGAGAAGTATGTGGGACCTGATGGCAAACCACTCTGTGCAGCAGATCACCCGTACAGCCCGACTGATGATGAGGATGTGCAGTCTAACCTTGGTAATAAGCCGCTGAACATTGATTCTTGGGATGAAACCGCCGTAGCCATGCAGGAGTGGGTAGATGATAAGGGTAACCTAATGGCTGTTATTCCGGATACACTGATCGTTGCACCTTACAACGCACGTGAAGCGTTTAAGATTGCAGGGTTGCCTGACGCGGATCTGCCGAAGTACGAACCTGGAAGCAACAACTTTGATGCCAATATGTACATGGGTAACATCAAGGTTATCGTCAATCCGTTCATTCATCCGTCTAAGCGGAAAAACTGGTTCGCTGCAGATTCGGCTCGACTGAAAGAATTTAATATTTGGCAGAATCGCCGTAAGGTCGAAAACGGTACAATGACGGACTTCGATACAGAGGCTACAAAATATAAGGCCATTGGACGTTGGGGTTATGGTTTTACCAATTACTCCTTTATTTATGGCCATAAGGTGCAGGATTAAGAGGGAGCTTCGGCCCCTCTTTTTCTGTTTTGATGGAGGTGTATTATGTTTCGAGACGAGCTCCAGGCGCTAAACGCGATACACGCTGAACAGCGCCGCACGAATGAGCTGCTGGCGCAATTGCTGCAGTCACCGGCTGCACCGAAGAAACCCGTAAGTCAGAAGCAGGAAAGGGTGAAGTCAGATGAAAGTAAGTGACGTAGTAGAAGAGATCATCGAGAAGTCGCCACACACGCTGTCGCCAGCATCGATTCTTCGGAAGATCACCCAGGTACGAGACAGGCTTCTACGTAAAGCTGGTTCAGCTCAGCAACAGTCAGAGACCGTTTGTACGGCTATTGATTTGGTGAAAGATCAGAGGTCGTACACGCTACCTTGCCCGCCGAGTGCGGTGACTGAGGTGACGATGCTTTGTGACGATGAATATGTGAGGTTGCCGCTTAGACAATTTCATAACGCTTCGATCAAGCCCTATCATTATTTCCAAGCAGGTCAGATTGGTATTGTGCCTACACCGCAGGAGACGGTTCCCTATGGGATCAAAGTGTTCCATGCGCCAGTGCTATACCCTTTGCGCCTGCAGGACATGGACAAGGATACCGGCTTTGATCCGGATTATGACATGCTTCTGGTGTATGGCGTTCTGCGAGAAATCACGAAGGGTGATGACGCTGAAGAGTACAACAATAAATACGAACAACTTTACGTGGAGTATCAAGCTATCTCGAATGGCTATGAACGGTATTCCGTAGATGAGAGGTGGTAGCCCATGAGTAGATATCCTTGGAGAGATACCAGTACCGATATTTCCGGCGGACAGCCTCCTCAGTGGGAGACGCCTGCTGGCGCACAGAAAAAAGCCGATGACGCTCTTGCTGGGGCTAATGCGTATACGGATCAGCAAGTCGATCAATTTGTTGACCATATCAATAATACAGATGTTCACGTGACTACTGCAGATAAAGCCAACTGGAACAGTAAAGCGGCAGGAGACCATACGCACTCGAGTGCAACGCCGACAGCTCCGGGATTTATGTCAGCCTCAGATAAGGCGAAGCTGAATGGGATAGAAGCTGAAGCTAATAAATATGTGCATCCAGCAACACACCCCCCGTCCATCATCGCACAAGATCAGAATAATCGGTTTGTTTCTGACGCAGAAAAAACGAAATGGAATGGGAAGGCGGAGTCATCTGAGGCTACAGAATCCGTGAAGGGACTTATGTCAGCTGCAGATAAAGCCAAATTAAACGGAATTGAGCCTGAGGCGAATAATTACATCCACCCAACTTCACATCCGCCATCTATCATCGCACAGGATCCAGGCAACCGATTTGTTTCAGATGTAGAGAAGACAACATGGGACAATAAAGCAGAATCAACTGAAGCTACAGCAACCACAAAAGGTCTTATGACCTCCGAGAATAAGACGAAACTTGACGGGATCGAAGCAGCCGCAGAAGTTAACCAGAATGCATTTTCCTCTGTAAACAATGTTTCTGCAACGTCTAAAACTGATACGCTGCAGATTACAGGTGGTACAGGAATCACCGTAACAACAGATCCGAGCAGTAAACGATTGACAGTAACGGCTACTGGGGACGCTACTCCTGGTCCACATGCATCGTCTCACATAACTGGCGGAACAGACATTATTCCAGACGCTGAACCAGGCGGAGATTCAGGCCTTATGAGCGGAGCTGACGCACAATTCGTGCGAATAGATGTGCCAGCTCGCTTTTTGGAGCTTGAGGAGTACGTAAATGAGCAGATTGCAGCAATTCCTCCTATCAATGACGCCTCGTTAACTGGGAAGGGGATCGTCCAGCTTTCAAGCTCCATAGACCAAGATAATGAAGAAGCTGCCGCTACACCTAAAGCAGTTAAAACCGCCTATGATGAAGCGATAGCGGCAAAGCAGCTTGGAGTTGAGCAAAAAGCAAATGTGGTTGCCGCGCTCAACTCCATTGGTGTAGCGGCATCCACAAACGAGGCATGGGACGAATTGATTAGTAAAATAGCTGCTGTTATCAAGGCGACAGGCACTGCAACAGCTGCTCAAGTATTGGCTGGAGCAACTTTCAGTAATCAAAACAGTAGCAGCATTACAGGTACGATGACAAACAGGGGAACCATGACATTAACACCTGGAGCTTCATCCGTTACCATTCCAGCTGGATACCATAATGGAAGTGGGATAGTCTCAGCTGTAACAAACTTATTGGCTGCTAATATTGCAGCAGGGGAAAATGTCGGTGGGGTTGCGGGAACATATACTGCAGACGCCACAGCAATCGCAGGAGATATGTTGTCAGGAAAGACCGCTTATGCCAACGGATCGAAAGTAACTGGCTCAATGGCAAACCGAGGAGCAGTATCACAAAATATAACAACTCAAAACGGATCATATACCATCCCAGCTGGCTATCATAACGGGTCTGGTGTTATTAAGGCCGTATTCGCAAATCTAGTTGCAGCTAACATTAAATCAGGGGTCAATATTGGCGGAGTTACAGGGACATTAAAACAAACCGTACCAGGGCAACAGGCTCTAAACTATAGGAGACAGTCTGGTTCGGCGATCATTACACCAGTTGGACCCTTTGACTTCGTAGAGACCATAGCAACTGTTCCAGCTGGGTGTTCATTGATCTACTTTACGTCCACTAGTAACACAACTACCTACTATTCTACAGGGTATTCACCAGTATACATTGAGCCTGTGTTACGAGACAGTAACGGTGTATATGCTGTACTAGGTAATACGTCTAACACGTCTAACGTTCCTATATCTACAATTGCAGTAGACATACTTAATAAGAAAATCTACACCGACCACAGAGATAGAAATATCCCGAGCAACTTCAATTCGTCAAGTCCAATGACGGTGTGTTTCAGGATATACTCAGCGGCAACTGGTCAGTATGGGTTAACGGCCGCTTGTATGGTTGGTACCCTGATCTATGTATAAAAAGGAGGTCACTCATGACTAAGAAATACGTTATATACAAAGAAGTAACCGGATCTTCTTCCGGGGTAGTATCAAACGTCATACACAACCCATACCCTGAGCAATATGTTCCTAATGGTGTTTTCACAGAATCTGCAATACCTGTAGTCGAGATGCTGCCCCTCAATATCAATGCCAACCTTATGATTAACCTTGAAGACAATACGCTTTACCTGGATTATCAGGAAGCTGTGACAGTTGAAAAAGAAGTTTTAGACCTCAAGACAGAAAATGCAGCACTGTATGAAGCGATGGGCAACCTATTAATTGAAAGTGCGGCAGATAAAGCAACGATTATGGGATTAGAAGAAACAATGGGTAATCTTTTGCTTGAAGTCGCAGCCCTGAAAGGAGGTGCTGCATAATGTGGTATTCAACAGTAAAGAGATTCTTCGACAATGGTCACCCAGCTTACAATGATGAGAGCTTAAAGACGTTTGTTGTAGCTCAGATGATTACTGCTGATCAATATAAGCTGATTACAGACAAAGAATACATTCAGTAACACGCACCGCTATCCGGGAGCGTGTTTTTTATATACAAATTAGAGGGAGTTGATCCCGTGAACATAAATGAAATTATTTCAGAAGCAGACCTACTGGTCCCGAATGAAATGGCAGTTGCCGACAAGATCATCTGGCTCAACGCTTTGAATCAGGATTTCTTCAACGTGGTCAAGATTCCTAAGATTACGAGATTTGAGTGTATATCAGGGCAGAGCGATTACGCTTTGCCGGCAGATGTAAGACAGAAAAATATCGATCTCGTCATGATCGGGATGTTCCCGTATATGAGCTTGGATCGGGGTGAGGTTGCACCGGCACAGAACGCCTATACTTTTGACGATACGACTCGTACGTTATCTCTATTTCCTGCTCCATATGATTCGCTAACTGGCTTTCTGAGATATCACCGAGTGGCCACAACTACATTTGTTTCGTCATCGCTGAGTGTCTCACCTGATGCACCAGAGGAGTATCACTGGACTTTCATTCCAGCACTTTCATCGATGCTGGCCAACAGCCAGGACGATTCCGTGAAAGCAGCTAATTATGAAAACCAGTATAAGGCCGCATGGAATGTGGCTGCTCAGAATTATCAGGCAGGTGGATCATAATGCGACAGATCCAACTTAAAGCCTCACAGAATCAGCCGCTGGATGGTCTCATGCCCCCGATGCCGATTCGGGAGTTTAGAGGCCTGAATACATTTGACCCTTATTCCATCGATGATACTTTCTTCACAGAGATGGAGAATTTGACGACGGATGATTACCCTGCAATCTCCACAAGACCAGGATATACCGTAATAGGAACATTCGGGTCAAGAGTGCTGGGAATGGGCATCTGGAGAGGTCGTGAGCTCCATGTGGTATTTAATGATGGAACATGGAGGCGCTGGTCTGGTTCAGGCTGGACAACCCTCGTGAGCGGTCTGAACACATCTGCAGAGTGGTCGTTTACGAATTTTGACGGCAACCTAGGCGGTGTGAACCTGATTGGCTGCAACGGGGTCGATTCAATGAGGAAGTATAACGGCTCCAGCGTGTCTGTATTGAGCGGTGCGCCCTCGAACGGCAAACATATTACCACCTATCAGAATCGCTTGTGGTGCGCTGTAGGAAACGAGCTGTGGTCCTCTGCACTCGATCAGCCCGAGAACTGGAACACGTTTGCCGGCAACCAGCAGGACAGCTACCGAAAAACGATAGAGTCATCCCACGGTGAGGACATCAACATGTTGTCAGGCAGCTTATATAGGCTGACGATCGGCATGCCATCCTCGATCCATCTACTTATGGGAAGCATCCCGTCCGACTTCAACAGTCGGTTAGTCTCGGATGATGAAGGTGTAGTCAATAACAAGGCTGTGGCTGTCCAGGAAGGCAGCATGCGATTCATGCATAAGACAGGGATTTATGAGTACGCTGCAGCTACAACCCCGGACAAGAGCTCCAGCGAAGTTGTTAGGGAGTTCTATCGGAGAGTCAGTGAGCAAAGCGCTGCCGGTTCGGATGGGCTTAAATTTTATTTCGCTACTCAGAGCGGGGAAACACTTGTTAACGATCCTCGTATCGGAGTATGGTCCCGCTGGATTACGCCTGTGCCGACATGCTTTGCTTCCTTTGGTCAGGAACTCTATATAGGTACTGCAGCTGGCCAGGTCCTTAAACTAAGTGGTAGTACAGATAACGGACAGCCGGTAGCCTGGAAAGCTGTCACAAAACCATTTACGAATCAATCCATAGCGCAGCGTCAACGTTGGCTGAAGATGTGGCTTGTTGCTGAAATGGCTGCAGGTAGTGTCATGAACATCAGTTTATCCAGTAAAGCGGCCGGCGAAGATTGGGATCTGGTCGAAACGATCAATTCATCTTCCATCCAGGCTAAGCGAATCATCATTCCAGTAAGAAAGTTCGCCCTGGAGAACACCGTCCGAATTAAGCTTGAGGGCACAGGCTTTGTGAGAATTCATGAAATCACACGTCAGGTGCGGCAGTTGCCGCTCTATTAAGGAGGAACGCATGAGTATTCAAGAGGTAGCACCCTCATTCAAAAACCCGCCAACGTTTCAAGATTTGGACGAAGTAAAGGTGTACCTTAAGGATGCCATTAGTAAAGTGGCCAGGGCCTTGATGGATATCGATTTTATGATCAATGGCACATTGGATGTAAACAATATCCGAGCTGAAGGAATCGAAGCGCGTAGTATAGCCGCTGAAGCGATCACTACAGAGAAGATCCAGGCAGGTGCAGTTACTGCAGATAAGATTACAGTAAATGAGCTGTCTGCCATTTCAGCCAACTTAGGACACATCATAGCCGGCCTGATCGAATCGGTTGAGATCTACGGCTCTTATATTGCGACTCGTCGTAATGCGTACCCCCGAGCTGAGATGAGCTCTGATAATGATTTGTTCGGGGCGTATAGGGATGCCCTTAATTTCATTGAGATCGAAGCTGAGTTTGGAGGATCTCCTGCAGTTCGATTTATTCAAAATGGTCAGATTAAAGGTAACATGCACATGTTATACGGTGATATAACTCTTGAAGGGTTAAGCGGGGTAACGCTGCGGGCAACAGGAGGTAGAGACATTTTATTGGATGCAGGAAGTGGTTATTTATCCGTTCCTAGTTTCTCAAAAATCATTAGTGATAGTGACCAAAGCTTAGGCGTTGAACTGGACAGGAAAGCGACCGCTGGGACTTCGACAAGCATGTCTGGATCACACAACCATGGGATTGAAGATGGGACTGAGTTACTCACTGCAGATGGACGAACAGTTACATTTCGTGCAGCTCCACAACATTCACACAGTCAGAATAGTTAACCCATTATTCGACAAAAAGTGGTATAATCATCCCAATATATTACAATGGGGTGTTAATAGTGAAGAAATGGCGTGGAGTAGGGTTAATTGCAATAGGATTTTTGATCGGTATTGGGGTTTCTTTCGCCCCTGAATTGCAGGCTGCCTCATCAAAATTGCTAGGTAGTTCTGTAGGGAATGTCCTTCAGGTAAAATTAGACGGAAAAAACATTGGCGAAGGTGGAGTTATCAGTGGGACAACCTATGTTCCTTTGAGGACAGTCGCCAATAACCTTGGTGCGGAGGTAGTAAGAGTGAATAAGAATGAAGTTGTTCTTTCTTCTGGACCAGATGGGACAAATGTAAATATGGATAAAATTAATGTCCAGCGAGAAGCGCTTATAACTGAGATAAGGGACCTTAACTTAGCGGCTGAACGAGCAAGAGAAGTAATAGCTAATAAAGACCGTTCCTTGAAAACTATAGATAGACTAGAAGTAACAATAGAAGGAACCAAAAAATTCATAGCGATTGAAGGATCTGGATATGATCAATCTATTATTGATGGTTACGAGTTGCAAATAAAAGAGATCGAAGATCGAATTAAAACAGCAGAAATCGATCTTCCTGTATATGAAAAGAAGATAGCAGATCTCGAAGCTCAGTTGTCTAAGCTTAAATAGAGTCCATCTTTAAAAGTACTTTAAAAGTATTTTAAAGGTTGAAAGTAGCACAGATGTTTAATAAAATGAATGTAGATACAAAATGAATAAGAGTAGCCGGCCTATGGCTACTCCTGCACAGCATGATTTGCGGTGGGGACTCCTCCGAGTGCAGTAAGCTTCAGACGAAGTGACCCATCAGGCCGTCAACCTGTGGTGGGTCACTTCTTTTTACGATCGATGTATGTCAAGAGCGCAATAACGAAAGTTGCGAACATGATTACGTCGGTAAATGAGAAGTTCATAGGATCACCTCCCACTGGAGGCAAGCCTATCCCCACCACAAATTGGCTGTACAAATAGATTATACCATTTAGAAGGCTCTCATTACGAGAGTCTTTTTTCTATTTGGTGTCAGGAGGTGCAATATGGTTTATGTTACAACCGGAACAGTCGTGAAAAAGAACGAATCTAATAATAAGACGCCTCTCGTCACAGGTGCTGCGAATGCGCCAAAGTCACCTAGTCTAGGGTATGGGGGTGCCAACTATGCAACGGCAAACACTCCCGGTCGGCAGAGCATTACGTCTAACCAGGCTAAGATTAAGAATGACGATGCCTATAGGCAGAGCGAGATTGCCCGAACGTTGGCCACGATTACAAATCGGCAGAATCAGGGTTTGGACACATCTGCTCAGCAGAAGTACTTAAATGTGAACCTGGGTCATCAGAGTGCAATGGGACAGGCGGCTGCCAATACGCAGTCACAGCCTACAGCACAAAATAACTTTGCTATACCCGGAAGCCGAACGGAGCAGACACTAGGCAGCATTAACGACTGGATCAGTAAGCAGGGGCAATTCCAATTCGAGATGCCAGATTCCTTCACCTATGATCCTAGTACCGATCCTGCTTATCAGTCTCAGCTCGCTGAAGCTAAGAAGAACGTAGCCACTCAGCAGGCAGATACAAATGCAGGTCTTCGTGCCACAGGGCAAGGTAAATCGTCCTGGAGTGAGACCGTGGCCAATCAGATCGGAACAGGGGCGATGGAAAGTATTGCGAATAACCTGGTTCCTCAGCTGATGCAGCAGGCTTATCAGCGTTACAACGACGAGGCGAATCGAAACCTGCAGGTGCAGCAAATGAACTACGGTGTTGGCCAAGACGCGATTGGTAATTTGGGAAGCCTATACGGTCTGCAGAATCAGGAGTATTTCCAGAATCCGCTGGCTGAAGCGCAAGTTACAGGCAACTACTTACCTACAGCAGCACGTGACGCAATTAACAACCTGCTCAGTCTGAAGCAACAAGCTGAAACAAAAGGCATCACTGCAGAGGAGCGCACTAACTTGAGCAAGCAGGCTGACTTCATCCGTAGCCAGCTCACCTTTATGGGCATCGATGCGAGCCAGTACGGTGCTGACGTGAATTACAATACAGCAAGCCAAACTCAGGCAGGGATCCGAACGCTGGCAGGGCAACAGACAGATCTTGCTAATCGCCAAGCTAATTTGGACGCGGCACTTCAATACGCGAATCTGACAGGTCGCTTAATGACGCCGCAAACGGATTGGACCGGGTATGCAAGGCAAGCAACCAATCCAGAGACACCGCTCACAATGGCTGGCCAACAACAACAATTTGATCAAGGTCAGCAAGCCTGGAATAACGAGTTTACTCTTGAGCAGTTTGCTTATCAGAAGGCACGTGACGCGATTGGCGATCAGCAGTGGCAAATGCAGTTTGATGAGAACGTGCGGCAGTATGGGCTTAACTATGCTATGGAGGATCTTGCTCAGCGGAATCAAATGGCTTATCAACAGGCTCAGATTTCCATTAGCCAAGATGAAAATGCAAGGGCTTGGCTTGCTTACGGTGACGGGATGAACCAGACCACCTCTCCAAGCTATAGCGGCGTTACAGCGAACCAGGCGTATGAATCGATCTATAGTCAATTTGTTGACAAGGAAACAGGTAAGATTCCATCAAACGCTTCAACAAAGAATTCGATCTATCAGCAAGTCATGTCGATGGGGCTTCCGGATGGCCAGGATACGCAGGTTATGACCATGCTTGGTCTGACTCAATCGGATATTAGTAAGTATGACAAGCAGTATGGGGTCAGTTCGGGAAACTCGAATAGCTCCACCACATTCACATCTCCAAGTGGTGGAGCATACTCCAACTACTTTAAAGCTGAAAAAGACTCGAAAGCGAATCCTAAAAACTATGCAACAGCAAGCAGTGCAGTTTCAAGAGCACTTAGCACGCTTGGTAAACCTGCTGAATGGCTGGCACCAACGCTTGAGCTGGTTGCCCGTGAATCTAGCTTTAACCCGAATGCGAAGAATCCTAAATCTTCAGCAGCCGGGTTATTTCAGTTTCTCGATGCGACGCGCAAGAACTATGGCGGCAGCAGCGTAGATTGGTCTGATCCATATCAGCAAGCGCTGAAGGGGCTGCAGTACATTGAAGATCGGTATGGTGATCCGGTGAAGGCTTTGCAATTCTGGGATAAAAATAACTGGTATTAAGGGTGTGAAGAGATGGCGAGCAGGCATGAGAAATTTATAGAAGAGCAGAGAAAGAGAGCGAACAGCATACGAAGTGGCGCGTTAAATGGCACTTTAAAGCCTACAACGCAGCCCTCATCGAGTCTGACTAGTCGCTCGGATGCCTTCAAACAGTTTACTGCATCGAACCCTATGCCAGCACCTGACTTGAAGGATTTTGAGACACTGCCTGAAGCGATGAGAAGAGTGGGTGCGGACCGCATTACGGAATCCACGTTGTTCCAAGCGACACAAGGGGACAGAGAGGCGATAAATGAATACAAGGCGGCTACAGGCCGAGAGATCAAACCGATTCAGGGGCCGCCTGCCCCTTCCCAACATCAGCTTAATGAGAATGCGATCAACTCCAAAGCGAGAGAAAGCTCTTTTGCAAACTTCGTCGCTCCCTACTCTCGGGCTATGAATGACTTAATGTATGGGAATCCCGTTGGTAACTTTATTACTCGTTTGGGCGGAGCAGCTGGACAGGTTGCAACAGGCACTCCAAGTATGGCTCCAGGTGATACAGGGAACAAGGTAGCCAATATTGCGGCTGATTTAATTGGTGGGGCTGTAGGCTCTGTCACGAATCCCGCAACAATCGGCGCTCCTGGACTCGGTATGCTATCCAGCACAAACCGGGGATCGGATATGCTGGTCAATAGTCAGATAGGGCAGCGAGCGATTAACAATATTGCAAAAGCTCCAAGCAAAGTAATGCCGGCAGATCGAGCTAGACGCCTGACTGAAAGTGCTGCGAGAGAAGGTTTAGCCGGTGCACTGCAGGGAGGAACAGGAGCCTGGGCACGTGGGGAGGACCTTGGATCCATCGCAGCGGATACAGCCATTGGTGCTGGTCTTGGTGTGGGCGGTGACCTGTTATTTAAGGGGATTGGCGCAGGCTATCGAAGTGTGAAAAATGCCTTTAGTGATAGTGGTGTTACGTCTAACCTAATGAGGAAGAGTGGCATTCCTGAGCAAGAAATCAATGAAATTATGGCGTTACCTGAAGGGCGCAGAGATGCGCGTATGTCTGCTGCAGCTAGTCGGTCGAACGTTCCTGCAGGAGTCGATCCTGTGGTAAATCCTTATACGTTTGATTTGCCAGAGGCTTCACCTTCCACAATCGCAAGAGGACGTAATGCGGCGGCAGGACGTTCTGAGCTTCAGAGCATAGACGATGCAGTTAATGAGCTGAACAACCGATACGAGCAGCGGGTCATTGATGAGTACAAGTATCTTAAGGAGTCTCGCGATAGCCGTGCTGGAGTAGCACAAGGCAATCTGCAGCGGGATTTGAACGGAGATGTCATCGGCAGAACGGGCAGGCAGTCCAATAATCCGCTTTGGTATCAGGAGTTCTACAGCCAGAATGGTCGCGCTCCATCGAACAAGGATCTTTATCAGCTGGCTCGGGATCGGGTCGATAATGGCTTCATGGATGAGTCAGGAGAGGTTCCGAGCTGGAGATTGGAGAGTGGATATGATGAGCAAATGTCCGGATATTCATCAGCTCGGGAGACGCTTCAGAACAGTATGAGGGAAATTGATCCCGCAGTAAACATCGTAGATCAGCCGCTTGTTTCTGAGGAGCTGAAGGATTTAAGGCCAAGAACGCCAAGAGCCACTGTTCAAGAGCCTGTGATAGAGCCGGAGGTGCCACAGATCGATCCGGTGGTTGATCAGAATGCAGAGCCTATTCTTCGTCCGGATCAGTTTGAGGAGAAGACCGGTCTTGGAGTAACTCCATTCTCCCGCGTTGGCCCATACGACTCGCTTAAGACGGATACTCGCTCACAGCTCGTAAGCCGTCAGAAGCGTGAGAAGCCTGGGCTCACAGCTCGTACCGATCAGCTTTATACAGCCTTGGTGGATGATCTACATCCGCTTAATCGCCAGGATAAATTACTCGAGTCAGTCATGGGTGAGAAGATTCCAGCCAACCAGCGAATTCATGATTTAGGACTTGCTTCACGCGGGGCAGACGTTGTGGCCAAACGGATTATCACGGATGGGCTAGTGGACGCGAATGGGCAGTATGTCAGTGAATCGCTGAAGAGTATCCTTTCGCCGCTTAAGGCGGCCATGCGTAAGAACAAACATATCTATGTGGATTTCGAGGACTATCTGATTAATAAGCATGCCATTACGAGATTTGACCGAGGAGAAAAAGTGTTCCGTGATGAGCTGGAATGGACACCAGAGTACGGAGCTCAAAAGGTTGCGGAGTTTGAGCGGATGTTTCCAGAGTTCAGAACGATTTCGAAACAGCTCTACAATTTCCAGACGACGCTGGCTCAGAAGTGGCTCGTTGATACGGGTATGATTTCACAGGATATGCTGGATGCGTGGGTTCGAAAAAATCCGTACTACGTCCCGAATAAACGATATTTCTCTGAGCTAGAGAAAACCGGTAAAGGGTTCGGTGGAGGGAAGAAACGTGGCTATGGTAACCAGTCCAATCCGGTGAAATCCTATCAGGAGGGTGGATCCCAGCGCCCAATCATCAGTCCGATTGAAGCGATTATTGAGAACGTAGATGCTTATGTGAAGTCAGCGAAGCGTAACCAGGTCATGCAGCAGTATGTGCGCAATATCCAGCAAGCACCGAACAACTTTTCTCCTTGGGCTACGATTGTGAAGCAGCCAGAAAAGCCGGATGACATTAGAAACATCGTGATGGATGAAGGTGGATTGGAAGAGCTTTTGTTCCGCTTCTCGGCTGACTTCGATAAGGCGATGCAGCGCACTCAGCTCGATAAGGACAACGTAGTACGTGCGCTAATGGACGGCAATCCGGTACATGTTCAGATCAAAGACAAGCAGCTGCTTAGCGCACTTACAGCACTCGGACCTGAACAGTCAGGGAAACTGCTGCAGATGGTTGGTCGATTAACGAACACGGTGAAGCTGTTAACTACAGGAAGCAACCCTGTGTTCACGCTGACTCGTAATATCTGGCGGGATATTCCACAATCATACATTGCAAGTAAGACTAACAATAATCCGTTATCTTTTATGGCTGATCTAATCGCAGCGAGTGTGGACATCGGTTTAAAGAGAGGAGCTTACCAGGACTATCTGAACGTTGGTGGCGGCCACTCCTCGGCTATAGCAGCGGATCGAGATCTGCTTCGTCAGAGTAAAAATGCAGTGCTCCCGCAATCCGGTATTTCACGTATGCATAGCGGGCTTAGAGATGGATACGAAAACTTCCTGAATGCGGTAGAGACAGCGCCGCGGCTTTCTGAGTTTAAACGTGTACGTGCAAGAGGCGGTGACATCCAGGAGGCGCTGAAGGAAGCCCAGGACATCACCACAAATTTCAAACGGCGTGGGTCCTTATCGGGGGAACTGGATAAGGTGTTCCTATACTTCAATGCGGCAATACAAGGGATGGACAAAACGGTTCGGACTTACAAGGATGATCCAGTAAAGGCGATTGTAAAGTCTGTACTAGCCATAACCGTACCAACTCTTGCCCTGTATGCTCTTAACCATGATGATCCGGACTATCAGAAACTGAATAACCGGACGAAAGATTCATTTATGCTGATTCCTAAAGGCGATGGTACTTTCTATAAGATTGCCAAGCCTCAGGAGCAAGGAACGATCTTTTCATCGATTCCGGAGCGACTCATGCGGCAGTTCGCTGAAGAGGATCCTGCAGCTTTTCGGGGCTTCGCTGATCAGATTCGTACAACCTTCTTCCCACCGATTCTATCCGGAGCGACCAAAAGCGGAGGGATTCCTGAGAAGCTCTTAGGTGTTGTGGGGGACACGGTTTTTGGACCGGTTGCGGATGTTGCAGGTAACCGGAACTTTGCGGACGCTCCTATTGTGCCTGGGTATCTTGAAAGGTTGTCGCCTGAGCTGCAGGTCGATGCGAAAACGACGAGCCTTGCTAAGTGGATCGGAGAGAAAACAAACTCATCCCCGAAGCAGCTTGATTATCTGGTTAGACAGTACACCGGGTTCATCGGTCAATTTGGTCAGCCGTTGCTTTCACCCGGTGGCGATGCTGGTTATGCGTTAACTCAGCAGATGGTAGCTGATCCTGTGTTTAGTAACGATATATCCAATGAGTTTTACCGCTACAAGGAAAATCTGGATCAAGCAAAGACCGATGAGGGTGCAGGTAAGGAGCTGCCCTCCTGGTATGACGATGAAATCAGGAAGGAGCTAAACCGGATATCGTCGGATATGGGCGATGTTAGAAAAGAGATTCGTGCAGTTCAGGCGGAGAAGGGTATGAATAATTTATTGAAACGGCAGAAGCTTCGAGATTTGCAGGATAGTATTAATGTACTGGCAGCGGAGGGTAATAGGATCGCTGTTGCAGGAAAGATTCCATATAAGAAGAAGTAGGCCTCCCAGCTCGGGAGGCTTATTTCTATTTGAGCGAGAGGGGAAAGGGAAGGTCATGGGGGAAAAGATAGAGATCCTAATTAAAAGCTTATCAGCCGGGGCGCTGATCGGCTACACGTTTGGAGGTTGGACAGTTTTGCTTACACTTTTGCTAATTTTAGTAGTGGCAGACTGGCTCTCGGGTTGGGCTGCTGCTTGGATCAATGGAGAGCTAAAGAGCAGAGTCGGGTATTACGGAATCGCTCGTAAAGTTGGAATCTTCGTCATGGTCATGATTGCGCATTTAATTGATGTGGTTCTTGGCGATGCTCATTACTTCCGTGACATTGTAATTTTCTTTTATCTTGCCAATGAACTGTTGTCTGTTGTTGAGAATGTAGGACGTATGGGGATTCCTATCCCGAATGTCATTTTAAATGCAGTGAAGATTTTTGAAACCAAGAGTGAACAAGGTAAAGACGATCAGAAACAAACTAAGGAGATGAATTAATAATGGAATGGAATACAATTGCGGAGTTGCTTGATCCACGTCTTATCATTGTTTTGGCGGCTTGTTGGGTAATTGGTTATGTATTGAAACAAACGCCGAGAGTGCCTAATTGGACAATCGTTTATGTTGTCAGCATCTTCTCTATAGGGCTGACCATTTGGATTCTAGGATGGGGTCCTGAGTCGCTTATACAAGGTGTATTAACTGGAGCTGTTGCGATCTATGGGAATCAGCTCTTGAAGCAAGGCGTGAAAGGAGCTGGTCAGTAATGATTAAGTTAGGGCTTGATCCGGGTCACGGTGGAAAGGACGGAGGAGCTGGACACTACTCATTACTTGAAAAGATCATTGTTCTTAATATCTGTTTGGAGATTAAGACGCAGCTTGAGAGAGATTACGAAGGAATTCAGGTTTATTTGACACGCAGCACAGACGTTGCCCTTGAGCTCGATGAGCGCACCGACATGATGAACAAACTTAACGTTGATGCTCTCGTTTCGGTCCATTGTAACGCAGCTGGCGGTGATGGTGGCTTTGAGACGTACCGTTACACTAAAGCAAGTCAAAACTCCATTAAGCTTCAGGCAGCCTTGCACACGGCGATAATGACAGAGCTAAGGCCGTTTGGCGTTATTGATCGGAAACAGAAGGTCAAAAACTTGCATATGGTCCGCGAGAGCAAAATGCCGGCAGTCTTGACCGAGAATCTATTTTTAGATGTCAAAGCTGATGCTGACCGCCTGAAGCGTCCAGAAGTCATTCAGGCGATCATAGACGGACATGTTAAGGGAATTGCATCATACTTCGGTCTTAAACGGAAAGAGACGGCAAAAGTGGCTACAGAAAGGGATATTCATCAGGTTAGCGGGTGGGCAGAGACAGCTTGGGCAGAAATGACAAAAAATGGATACTATGATGGTTCGAGACCCGGAGCAACCCAGACAAGGGAAGAAGCAGCTGTCGTCATGTATCGGCTTAGAAAGAACTTCCTGAAACTCATCGCGAACAATGCAGAGGATATTGCTGATCTTGATAAAAAACTAGCAAAGATCGAAGCAGCTGAGTAAATGAAAGAGCCCTGTACTCACGGACAGGGCTCTTTCATTTATGTTTTATAACAACAGATTGTGTGTCCTTTTTTATTGGAATGTTGCTTGTACATCTACCCCATCAAAAGTAGCCTTCGGAGTATAGACAACTAATAATGCATACCCAGCATAAGCATGAGACTTGTCCATTGTCATATTTGCAACTTTGCCACTGGATTTTTGGGATACAGTAGTAGCATGGACTTTTCCAACTTTACCTGTTTCAAGATCAATTAATCCAAAAACGTCAATTCCAACTGAAGTTGTGATGTCTCTTTTAATTTGAGTAGTATCCCACGCTGTCATGTAAAGTCGCCATGAATTAGTTACAAGAGTATTGTCGTAAGTTATAAAACCTGTAATATTTCTAGTTCCATTTGCTCCTTGAAAACTTTTTCGTTCGGATGCAAAAGGAGTAATAGTGCTTTCGTCATTCAACTTTTGAGCCCCTAACTCATCGGCATATTCAAAAATAAAAGCGGCATCTTCATCAGAAAATGGTTCATTCACTTGATATTTTTCCATAATTTGATCATACTGTATTCTGATCTCTTCTTTTGTAAGATTTGAGTTATTATCTTCTGAGGCAAAAGCGGATGCTGGAAACACAAGTACAGCACAAAGAGTTAATAGTGAGATAATCTTTTTCATGATTTTCCTCCATTAAATTAAGTTAGGATGTGATGAAATGTCGATCAATTGGATGAATATAGCGATTTTTTTGAGTGTCCCTGTTGTTCTTGCAGTCTCTTTAATTCTTGGTGGAGTCTTCTTATATAAGAAAAATAGCAAAAGATGAAAATGTTATCTAATATTAGATATTTGGATCGGCCTATCCAAATTATAACTAATTATTTCCTTGAAAGGAACTAATTGCGACTTAATTGATCATAATTAACCACACTTCGACATATTTTTCCTCATATTTATGCAATAGTTAGACATAGCACTGTTTAGTTATTAATTCTAAAGCCCTGTTCTTATGGACAGGGCTCTATTTCTATTTCAACAGCTTTTTTATTATCTTGAATATATCAAATCTCGTCTTGTTGTAAATTTTGTTATAGGCTGCTTACTTAGGGTTGGTGATCCATCCCATACCCTTTGGCATTTTCAGACCTAGGCTATGTATAAGTTGTCTCTTAATGCTTGTTCTTGCGCTTACTCTCTTCCTTATACTGGGTTTCCTCACTCTTAACTTCACTTTATACCTCCAATTTACAAAATACTCCAAATTCGATATATTCATCATATCACAATAGATCATAGGGGTAATGATATGCGGACATTAAAAGATGATCGAGATTTTTTTTATGCAGCTCTATCCGGTTCAAGAGTGAGTATTTATCAAAATGGGAACTTAAATGATTATGGTGGAACAGTTGAGCGCTATTCCGAAGTAAGTATTAAGATTCGAGGTACATATTACATTAGGAGTTTTTATGAGTTTAGAATAATTTCTTAGCTTTATAGACTTTGTTATAATTTGATAAAAAATGTTGAAATTATCCTTAAAATCAGTCAAAATTATCCTGTTGTCATAGTTCATTAGAATCATAATATGGAGGTCAGTACATTGCCTATTATTAGTTCTTTCACCTACTGTGAAGATGCTAAACAAGAAATTACGCCACAAGGACCAAAACTCATGGTCCTCAATCCGTTTGCATCTATATTACCAGCATTCATTCCTGGTGGTTTTTCTTTTAGTGTTGTTATAGGTATTGGTGGAATTGTTCCTACTGAAGAACAACTGTTACGATATATCTTTAGACATGAGGAGGAAAACTCAGAAATTCTAATTGATACAGGGGATGTAAGATTTACTATGGGGGTAGACGAAAGTCTCAAATTAGTTCCCGCTGAGTATCAGGGAGTTGCGCTGAGTATGGATTTTAAAAACTTAGTTTTTCGCAAAAAAGGAAAGTATATCTCTTTTATATACTTGAACAATCAGCTAGTTGCTGAATATCCGATCATGGTACATGGGCGAGAACAATGAGCAATCAATCGGGGGATTTATCTGTTCAGATTGTCAGCAACCCTGTCGCAATGGATACAAATGATAAAGGCAAAGGGATGTCGTCTCTAGTAATCGCCTCGACTATGTTATTGGGTGTAGTTAGCGGCCTAACACTTACTGGGAGCTCCCCAAATCAGCTAACAGCACGAACCCAATCAATTTCTTCTCAGAATAATTTTCAGTTTAGTGATAGCCATAGCAGAACTGTTAATTTTAGAGGTACTGATAAAGCTTTGAGCAGGAGGGGAAGTGACTATATCAGAGAATCAGCAAGTGTCAGAGTATTTAATGATAGACACGATGTTTCTTCAGTTTATTCCTCATCTATCACAGCAGCTACAACATCTATTATAGACATGCGAGACTCATCTATGAAGGAAGTCATATTTGAATTTCAGCCAGCATATGGTAATATAAAATTAGATGTTGTAGGAAACTTGGAGGGGATTGAAATGGACAATCGATTCTTTGATATAATAGGTGATCGTTTGTATAAGAGCGGTTTTCTTTTATTTGGGGCTGCCTCAATCTTACTTCTAGTTTTGTGGCTCACAAATGTAATTCCTTTTGAAGTCGGCGTTATTGGTTCTGTAATGAGCATACTAGTGGTTATAATGCTAGGTGGAATGAAACTCCTTTTCGGGAGGTTTTCAGATTGGGCTTAGACGCAGAATTAAGTAAGCTGATTTCTCAGTTGGCTTTAAAGGTACTTACGCCAATTATGGCCTTTACAATAATTATATTTTTAGGGACTGGAAATTTTATTTTTAGAGCCGCTGAGACGAGTCAGACGTTTAACTTCGATGCTGCTTTTTGGACTTGGCTTATAGTCTTTTTAGCATTTACGCCTCTTTGTGGAGCTATAATGTGGTTTCAGTCAGTTAAAGCGATTAATGGAGCTAAGACTAACGGAAAACGAAAGAGAAGTAAACCCAAAGTCCCTACACAGCAAGAAACAACTGTATAA